AGAACCTATTTCTTTAAGTTGTATAAATGAAAGAACAACCATTAATTTTTCTTGTGGTTTTAGTTTTGTGTTTAGTTTTGATGGTAGTAGAATCGGGAGCATTCAATATACGTTAACTAACTGAGGTCGTTATGAACAAATTACCAATTATTATATTTGTATTCGTTTTAGTATTTTCTTTACTGTTGACCATTTTAGAATCTATGGCCAAATGGCCGCACTAGGTTCTTTGTATTTTTTTTGTTTTTGTTCCCGTTCTATACGGTGAAACTCATCATCTTCATTTTTTGAATCCTGTTCTTTGACAGGATCCAATTCTTCTACTTCTTTTTCAATCATCTTCCTCTCCCAGCCTTCCGTTGAACAGTCATCTTGGGAACAAATTTAGGTTTGTTTATTTTAGGAGCAGGAGCTACTTGTTTTAAGTTACGAACTTTTAGTAGTTGCTCTTCACGAAATTTTTTTTCATCTGACATATTATCTCCTTATTGGTTGCGGATACTGGACTCGAACCAATAACTGAGGATTATGAGTCCTCTGTGATACCTTTTCACCAACCCGCTATAATCTTATATAGTCACCGCTTCATAATCTTCTTTACCTACACCACATTCTGGACATTCAAAATCATCTGGTAAATTTTCAAATTTACCTTCTACTTCATCATCGTGGACATGGCCACATACTATACAACGATGCTCTATCATAGTGCCTCCAATACATTTTTATAAGCATTTGCATGGCGTTCTTCCACTTTGGCCAATGCTGCAAATCGTTTTTCTGCTTTGAGAAGAACTTGTTTGAATTCTTCTGCGTGTTGTTTAGATTCTTCTATCTGTTCGTCAAACTCTTTACTAGCAAAAGATAATCCTTCACCAAAGGCTTGATTCTTAAACTGTGGATACATTGTAGTAAACTCATAGGTTTCACCTTCAATGGCTTTCTCTAAACATTCTTTAGTAGATGGTTTACCAATCAATAATTCAAGATGTCCCCATGCGTGGAGAATCTCTTGGTCTGCCGTGTGTTCAAAGTGTTTTGCAACATCTTCAAATCCTTCTTCACGAGCAATCTTGGCAAAGTATCGATACTTGATATGTGCCATAGATTCACCAGCCAAAGCGCTTTCTAAATTTTGTAATGTGTTACTCATACAACCTCCAAATAATTAATCATGATATTATATATTAGTAATAACACTAAGATTGTGTTATTTCATTTATGAAATATTTTAATGAATGTTATGAACAAAATTGATGGAGCGGGATATTGGAATCGAACCAATAACGAAAGGTTGGAAACCTTTAGTTTTACCATTAAACTAATCCCGCAAATCTGGAGCGGAGGCTTAGATTCGCACTAAGTGAGTAGATTGGACACCTACTCTGGTTCTATACCCCGTCCGCATATTTAATACTATACACTACTTATAATACTTTGTCAATACTTTCTTCTGGTATATTTTTCCAACCGATAGGTTGTATTTCAATGTCCGAGTCCGGATTAGAAACGCCTGCGAATATTTCCCAAAGTTTTTCTTTGATAGCAAACTTGGTAAATAATCCAGCTTCATAACCATGTGCTTCTATTTCCCAAGGTTGAACCCAATAATCAATAGTATCGGAATCAACTCTTTGGCCTTTCCAACGAGATAATCTTTCGTTGGTTTCACCGTAAACATATTGCTTAACATGAACCATTTCATGTGCCAATGTTTTGAGAATATCATAACCACCAATGCCAGAATGTAACTCAATTTCAAATTCTCTTGGCTTACCGCTTTCGTTATAATCTTCTACCGAAGCATAACCATAAGCAGGTAAATTTTTACTAAACTTTATCCGAACAAAGATGTTTTCTAACATTTTTTCAGATATTAGTTCTTGAGCGTAAAACTGAGCAGCTCGCTTGACATAAGGTCTAAAGCGTTCTTTATCGGGACAACCAACTATACTTAACTTCATTAGGTCTCTCCTTAGTAAATTGACCCAATAATTTTAGCGCTCGGTACCTGCTCACATAACCCTATTTATGAACTATCTTAATTTCACCTGGTGAAATATTTGTATCACCAATCTCCGTTGTCAAACCATAAACGAATCGTAATCGGTAATAATTCAATCACCAAAGCATCTTGTTCCCATGCCTCGTTTGTTTTGTTGTAATTAAAACTAATTCTCCAATGAAATGGATTCAATTTAAAAGTGATATTACAACCTGAATACATAAACCAATTTATCATTTTACCCCCAATTGAAATTTAACATATTTGTCCTTCATCATATCGGGTATAGTTAGATATGGTTCTTCTAACAGAAACGGACAAGGAAGCCATTGTGGTGATTCACCCCATCTATTTTCTTCTAAGAATTGTTTCAATAAAGCAATATCATTTTTATGTGTTGGATTAAAAGGACGCTTGCAATTTGTTAATAACTGATGTTGTATTAGAGAGCTCACTTAACATACTCCAAATTATCTTTACGCATATAGTGGATTACCTGTGTTTCGCCGCTAGGCATTTCTTTAACAACAGGAATAAAAGTTATACCTTCAATCTCATTGGTTGCCCAATTTGAATAGGTATAATAGATGTCTTGATTCGTTTTTGAACGAACTTTTTTGAGAACGGCTTTACCGCCAGTTGTAGTGGCAATATAACCGGGTCGAGAGGGTTTAGTTTTGTTCCAGTTTTTCATGATATAATTATAACTCAAAGAAAGAGGCCAGTCAAGGCCTCTTTTTATTATTTACCGTTTGGGTAGTTCAATTGTTCCCATTCCTCATCGGATACAGGCCACCAATTACTCATCTTTCGATTTTACAGTAATTTTCTTTACCGCATCTTGAACCTTTACCATATTCTCTAACCAAACTTTAAGCATACCATTTGTAATTTCGGCATCCTTAATCTCTACCTTATCGGCAAGAGTAAAAGCACGATTGAAATTACGATTAGCAATACCTTTGTAGATATAGTTATCTTTATCATCGGAACTATCAATTGTAGAACCTTTGATTACCAACTTATTACCTTCTAAGGTAACTTCAATATCAGTTTTAGCAAAGCCAGCAACTGCCATTTCAATGACATACTTGTTGTCTTTTACTTGTTTGATATTGTATGGAGGATAAGAGGGTGATGCTTTGGCTACTGTTTCGGACACTTCACGGATTTGGTTCAATACGTCATCAAATCCAACTGAGAAAGGATCCAAAGATTTGGATAGTGTAGCCCATTGTGGGAATAATAGATTTGTGCTTGTCATGTGTTTCTCCTTAAATTCAAGCGAGTTAGTCAATAAAACTGTGGCCTCAGATGAGCACCACACCATAAGTATACTAGTATTTATACTAGTTTGTCAATAAGCACCTGGTTTTTTACCAATATTATATTTGGGTGTCAATTCCCAATCGTCTTTTTCTTTGTGGGAAAGTATCTTAATCTGTGATAGGAAGATAGGAGGTGGTTCCTCAATCTGTTTGGTATTAACAATCTTTACCAGTCCCCAATCGGATAATAGTTTAGCAATGGCATTCCTACGAGATAAGTCATTTTCAGAAATGTCAGTTGGTTTACCATCCAAAGCAAATAGTTCTTTGAAATGTACGATGTAATACTTACCTTGCTTATGTAGAATGTGGCAAGATTGGTAAAGTATTCTGTCTTTTTTGGAAGCAACACCAATGCGTGTTAATGTTTCACGAACTTTTAAGAAATCATCTTTTTCACTTAGTGTAACTTCAACTAAATCAATAATTGAAATCATTACTTGTTCACTCCGCCTTTATCTGTTTTTATTATTATTTCAGCGATTTGTTCTTCAGTAAGAATACGCAAAGCTTCTTTAGCTTTCTCATTGGAGTAACCAAAGTATGTTTTAACGGCCTCTATATTTTTATCAGTCGATGTTTTCTGCCAAGGTTGAAATTTCCTTTTCATCGACCTTATTGTATTTAGATAAAACTGATACTGCATATCTTTATCCATGCCAGGATTGAGGTTTAACTCATTGGAATACAGTACACAGTCTTGGTGGAACGACAAGGCACGGTTAACCACAAACGGAACATAGTCTTTATAGTCTAGTTCGTCCTTAAAAGGATTCTTTTTAGTTTGTAGTATTGACGGGACAATCTCTTTAAATAAATCAGGCATTTGTCAAATTCCGAACAGCATTGGCTAAAGCATCATCAACGTGCTGGATTGGAAATACTTTATTTAATTTATCAACATTCATATTACAATTAGACCGTGGTGCGTTTGTGGCTGCAGTGAATTCTTCTTCTGTAAACCATTCTTTATTCAGACCCATAGCGTCTGAACATTCTCTAGTGGTTTTGGTGCCAGCATTACCAACATTATAAATTCCTGGTTTAGGTAAATTTATGGCAAAGAATACTGCTGTAGCAGCGACATCATTAATATAACTTAAACTGTTTTCAAAGTCAATTAATTTGTCATACTTAACCAATTTTGTTAGATAGTTTTTAGGATTGTGTTCGTCACCAAAAGGCAAACGAATACGCAACAGATAAGATTTATTCATGTATGGCATTAATAGTTCTTGAGCAAGTGCTTTTGAGCCACTATAAAATGACCCATTATTGAAATCAAAATTCGGTGGATCTTCTTCAGTCCAACCACCATCTTTATAACCTGTATATACACAACCACTACTGATGTGTACAATAGAAGTATGACGATTATTCAATTCTAATTTTAAAGGCCAAATTACATTACCATCAATACATTCTTGTTTTTTAATTTCACAGGTATCAACATTAGGAAATCCAGTATAACCAGCGGCATTAATAATAACTGTTGTGTCGAATGG